GAATGAAGCAGCAAAGGTAACAAACTCACCACCTGAACCAGTTGATTCCAATTGAATATCACCCAACGCCGTGGGTACACAATCCAAATACCGAATCTGTTTGGTTGTATTATTTGCACTCGATAACATATGTAGGGTAATATCAGCATACGTTGCTGCTGTATCACTCGTACGGTTTAAAGCAGACACGGGTTTTGTGTCCAATAACCTACGGATCCAACTGTACATTTCTGAGTAAGAAGTCATATCCTCATCTAGAATAATATTTGCCGTTAGTTCATTAAATGTCAACTTATCGCCAGCAAAGGGAATGCCTGCAATTTTTCTAAATGGTACTTCAACAGAGTTTAATAGCATACCTGGATGGGTGATGCTTTGACAAAAGAATTCCAGATTCGGATAATTCTTTCGGTCAAGACTAATCTTAAACGATGTCGGTTGTAAGTAATTAATGTTATTAGTTAAGGTCGCCATACATCTATTTATACTTTATAGCTCATAAAAAAAGGGATCCGAAGATCCCTTTAAAGGCCCAGTGGTCTGGGCTCTTTTTTTGACTACAATTAAGCCAAGATATTGTCTACCCTGAAAATTCTGTAGTATTGGTTGGTACGAACCGTGGCCAAACCATTGGCAGCAGTAGCGCCGACGAATGGGTTTGAAGCCATACCGTAGCGAGTCTTGAAGCCAATTTTAGGCTGGAACGTATCCTCACCAACCGCACGAACCATGGTCAATGGAACGTATGGGCAGTAGAACATACCAGCGTCATAGGGGTTTGTGCCCTTATAACCAACGGTAACGTAATCAGCAGTTGCATAAGGATCGATATAAACCTTAGTACGGCCATTCATCACACCAGCAAAGGTAGAACCCGTGTCATCAACATTCAAGTTGGTAGACATAGCAGGTGAATAGTCCAACATGCCAGAAGCTGCCAAGGCAGAAGCGACGTCAGATGAGCAAACAATGAAGTTGCCCTTACCGCGACGGGTTTCTTTAGCGATGGTGTTAGCTTCACGCTCGATTTGAAGAATCAAACCCTTGAACTTCTCAACAGACCAACGGCCATCGGCATCGGTAGACAAGTTGAAAATACCCTTAACTTGCAAACCGTCTTGGCGTGCGCCAATCTTAGCTTGTGAGTTCATGGTGCGAACAACTTCACGGTTGATTTCAGCCAAGATCTCTGTGGAGAGAATGTTAGCCAATTCCGTTTCAGCATCCAAGCCATGAATTGCCTTCAAGTCTTGAGCCAATTCCAAGCTGTATTCAGCCTTCAAAGCACGTGACTTAGCAGTAACGGTAGCCTTTTCAATGGTGAAACCCATTTCAGCAAATGCCTCAGAGGCAGTGCCAAGGTTTTCAGCTTCAGCCGTTGTGTACGCATCACCGATACCAGGAACATAAGATGCGCCTGAGTCAACGATTGAGCTATCAACGTTGGTATCGGTAACACTCTCGAGACCTGAGGTACCACCTTGTGAGGCAGTAGAAGAGTCACCAGAGAAACCAACAGCAGCTTCGTTGAACAATGCCTCATCGCCAACAGACACACCAGCTTTGGTGGTTTTGTATTGGCTCTTCATGGCGAAGATCAAACCGGTAGGACCAGTCATTGGTTGAACACCAGCGATGTCATAAGCCATCAAGTTAGGCATTGCACGGCGAACCAAGGCAATAAGGACGGGGTCCCAATTGGCAGCGGCAGACGTAGCGTTGGTTGGTGTTTCCACCAACATGCCACCTTGAGCGCGTTGCTCAGCGAATGCACGTTCTTGGTTTTCCAAGATTTGAGCCGTTACGGCTTTACGATGTGAGTCTTTAATAGTGCCAGCAGATTCTTCATTGAGAACTGGTGACCACTTTTCGACAAGTTTGTCATATGATTGTTGCATTTGGATTATTCCTTATTTTGCAGATTTTCTGATTGCGGACAAGTACTGAGCCATAGAGCCAGAGGAGACAACAGCGGTATCGCCGTCTTCGTCTTCAGTGATCTCTTGAGTAGTCTCAGAAACTTTCTTGGTGAAATATGATTCCTTGACGGTTTGAACTTTCTTAGCAAAAGTATCAGCGTCTTCAAAATCAATGTCTTCAACCAAGGACTTGAGTTTTTCAACTTGGGTTGCGGCGAGGTCTTGAGCAGATTCACGGATGATAGCATCACGCTTATAAACTTCAAGCTCTTCGGCCATGGCGATAGCATCAGCAGTTGTTTGATTGAGTTTAGACTCAAGCTCTTCAACTGATTCGGCCAAATCGTCAACCAAGTCAACCTTGCTTTCCGGGATTTCGATGTATGATTCAACGAATAGATCTTTCAATCCACCCATGAACTTTTCAGCGATTTCAGCACGGAGGCCAGATTGGATAGCGACACGGTTGTCGTCCATCCACTTTTCAACTACGTAGTTGAGGTAGCTGTCAACTTTCTCGACCAATTCTTCTTTCGTTGAACTGATTTCCTCAGACAATTCTTCATTGTACCGAGCCTCGAGACGGTCGATTTCTTCTGATAGCTTAGATTTAATCGCAGCTTCAAAAATAACTTCAGCTTTTTCCTTGAACTCTTCAGATAGAGTAGCTTCTGATTGAACCAAAGCATTCAAGTCAGATGAAAAATCTGCTTCGTATTCAAAGGTAGCATTTTCAGCTACAGCTTCTTCATCTTCAGCATCGATTTCTTCAGACATCAACTTTGACATCATCATTGCAAGATCTTCCTTCTTCATGCCATTCATTTTAACATAAGCAGCATTGATCATGCCAGCCTTTGTTTTAGGCATAGGATCTTGCTTGGTGTTATCACCCTTCCGCTTTTTAGCGGTACCGGTAGCATCACCAGCTTTATCTACTGAGTCAACGGATTGCGCCTCAGCATTCTTAGGATCATGAGTAGCGGCTTCCACGATATCGTTCTCTTCATCGTGGAGTTCGACTTGATCCATTCTTTGGTCTTTAGTCATTATGACTCCTATTTTTTAGATTTGAGTAACGAGAGGAAATTTTTGAACTCACGTGTCTGTGTCTCATAGAGATCAGTCCTTGATGCTTTCTTAATTTCGGTCTCCATCTTCTCAATAGTCCTAGCTTCAATAATACCATTATTCCAAACCCAATCAACACCTTCCATTATCCCATTAACGAATGCTCCAGGTGCAGATGGATCTTGTACAATATCAATTGCATTAAGAATAAAATCTGGTTTTACAACCATTGCGCCATTATTACGCTCTAGACTTCCCATACCACGAGTTGAAACCCCAAGTTGAACGCCACCCTCAAGAAGACCTTGTACGATCTTACCCATTGGTGTATCCAAAATAGCGGCTTTTCCGACAATATCATTACCTTCCCACTGGAGGCTGGTAATGAGATGCGAAACTTTATCAAGGTTGACCGTTGGACCCTCAGGGTGATTTAACTCACCAACGGATCGACCTTTTGCAACCTGCTCAGTAACATATTTACCGACAGCAGATTCCATAATTTGTTTTGGATAGACTCTACCATTGCGATTCTTCTGCTCTGCTTGAGCAAACACACCTTCGATATAATACTTCTTACCGCCGTCCTTTTTGGCTTCAGTAAGAACATTTAGATCTTGGTCATGAAATTCTGCAATTAGTTTCATCTTAATCCCTATATTGTTTTATAAACTCTGATGCTGCCTTTACAGCATCATTCTGACTTTTAAAGCTATCAAGTAGATCGTTGTCTACATAAGCATCGTATCGGCCAGAATTTTTACGTACCTGTACACTAAATCCACCAACCCGTTTTGAATAAACAGGTTTTTCTTTTCTAGTGCGAACGTCATTAAACTTTTTCATAATTATTTATATAAAAGTAGATTTTAGCAATTAGCTCTCTTCATCCTCAGCATCCTCTTCGTCCTCATCATCGCTGATGGGATCATCATCTTCTTCGACTTCGTCATCCTCGATATCTTCAATATCATCCAAATCGGCGTCATCAATTTCAATGCCTTCTTCTTCTTCATCGGTATCCTCAACACCATTATAGATGCTATTTGCTACCTTGATTTCTTCTTGGTTTATCAAATCAGTCATTTTAATACTCATGATCTCACCAAATGTATCATTTGCTTTATTGTAATCTTGGTCCAAAGCATGTCTAATTAGATCTTTAATCTCACTCATTTTATTCTCCTAAAGCTTATATTATTGAGCCGGTGTGTTACCACCATCACTCGTTTCATCATCTGGTGCAATATCACCTGATTTCTTTTCGTCGTCGATTTGTTTCTTAATATCCTCTACTTCATCATCACTCATCATTAAGACTTTCTTATAGATGAATTCCTTAGAGAAGAACTCTCCGACGTAATTCTGCATCTGATCTAACATTGTAATCTTTTCACGCAACATCTCTGCATCACGTAATTCAGTAAAATGATTATCACGGACGTAGTCAATAATGATGTCCTGTTTCCAATCATCCCAATCTTCTTCAGTAATAAGACCTTTAAGGATAAGTTGTTTCTTAAGAATACCCAGGAACAAATGCGCGAAACGTCGGCGCAACTTATCAATAAACTTTTGGAACTTTAACTCATCCCTACTGATTTCCGTTGACCGACCAAGACTGAAGTTATTCTCTTGCTCTAATCTACTAATAGGAACATTCAGTGAACGATATAACTTTTTCTGAAAGTATAGGATATCATCAATCTGACCTAGGTTTTCACCCCCTGGTAGAGTTGTGATCTCAGTGCCACGGCCACCCTCACGACGAGGTAACCAAAAATCCTCAAGCATAGACATATGCTTACGATCATCACGAATCTCACCTGTTTGTGCATCATACACAAGCTTGTTACGATAACGTGACATAATGTTTTTCATATATTCTTCGGCCTTACCTTTGGGTAAGTTACC